TTGATCAACGCAGTTATCGGACTGCTGCCGAAGATCATCGACACCCTGCTCAAGATGATTCCGCAGTTGATCGACGCGGCTATCAAGCTCTTCATGGCGATCGTCCAGGCCATCCCTCAGATCGTAAGTGCTCTCATCGGCGCGCTCATCGACCTCGGTCGCCAGATGATCGACGGTCTAGTCAAGGGACTCAGCCAGGCTGGTCCGAAGATCCTGAAGTCGCTGATGGATGCAGTTGGTGGCGCGGTCAACGCAGTGAAGAACTTCCTCGGTATCAAGTCGCCTTCTCGCCTCTTCAGGGGCTTCGGTATTATGACCATCCTCGGTCTGATCAAGGGTGTCCACTCGGAGCGCAACGCTCTTACGAAGGAAATGGTGGGAGTCGCCAACGACCTCGCCTCCTTCTACGACCAGGTGGGTGCTGCTGCCGAACTCGACGCAGCCATGAACCTCGGCGCAACGATTGGTGTGGACAACACTTCACTCGTGGCACAGATCGCCGCGCTCAACGCACAGTTGCAGGAAATCGCCGAGAAGGATACAATCAATATCGAGACGCTCGAGGTCAACAACCCGGTCGGCGAAACCACGGAAGAATCGCTTCCGACGGGCATTCGCAAGGCCGCTTACCTGGTGGGATGAGATGGCAAACAACACTGACACCTACTGGGAGGCCGATGGGGTGAGCCTCCACACCTTCGCCTGGTCGATCGAGACCATCGGAGGCATGGGTCCGCCCCCGCTTCGAGGCGAGGACATCATCGTTCCTCTCGCCCCAGGTCAGCAGCGCACGCAGAAGATAGTCGACTCGAACATCCTGACCCTCGGCATGTGGCTCCGAGGAGTCGATGCCAATGCAGGTGAAGGTGCCACTCAGGTCGCTCGAGACAAGTACATGCGTCGATACAACGACCTCGTTCGCCTGCTCTGGAAGGCGGGCAAGCCGATCAACCTTCGCAAGAGGTTCTACGATCGTGAGTTCGTACTGCCCATCGCTGCCACCGCCGTCGCCGAGTACAAGGGGGGAATGGCCCCGGTGCTGTCAGGACGAGCCATGGGCAAGTGCACGGTCGATCTGAGCCTCGCCGATCCCTACTTCTACGCCGACGTGCTCCTGAGCCAGCCCCTGGTCAACGGCGACAACTTCATCGAAGTGCCGGGCAACGCGCCGACGCACAACATCCGCATCAGGATCAATGGCTCTCGAGCCAACACTCGAGTTCTCAACAAGACCAATGGCATCCAGTTCACGTATCCCACTGCGGTGCTGAACACTGAGTACGTCGATGTCTTTCCGAAGACTTATGACGCTCGACACAAGCCCGCAGCAGGTGCTGAGTATGACGCATCGACGAGGATCATTCACGACGGCTCGCCTCAGTGGATGCAGCTCGAGCCCGGGACGAACACAATCCATCTGCAGTCTGACACGGGCATCGGCACAGTCACTCTCGAGGCGAGGGGGGCCTGGATCTAATGGCAAACCAGGGCATCGAATACGAGATCTATCGTTACGACGACTACAACACGCTGCATGGCATTCTGCCTGGTCGTCGCGAGCCGAAGGTTCTCGATGAGCTCAAGTCCGTCGGCGGTGGTTCTTTCCGCATCGCCAAGACCGATCCGAAGCTGGTTGCTGATCCGACGCTGAAGGCCGGCCGAAACATCGTCAAGGTGAAGGTCGATGGAATCGTCCGTACGGCCTTCCTGATCGGTGATCGAGATTCGACGACAGTCAGCGAATCGGAGAACGCAGGACTGGACTACGAGATTGCTGGACCGGGGCTCAAGCAATTCTTCGACGATGCACGCGTCGAGCCCTATGGTGGAATCAAGACCCTGTCGCGAGACAAGCGAGTCTTCAACTTCGCCAGCGAGGCAGGCTCCTGGTACATCTCGGGGTCATGGACGAATCCGGTTGTCTACACCGCAGTGAGCGCGGGCATCTACTACAAGAAGCCGGACAAGTGGCCCGAGAAGGCCACCGCCTCGAAGTGGATCTGGGGTGTCGCTCTGACGCCTCCTGCTCCCGGCAAGAACTATGGCACGATGCCCGCCGGCGACAACTACTTCCGGTATACGATCAACATCGTCACCACAGGTGAGTACGCGGTATACACTGCCGCCGATGATGGCTTCGAGCTCTACATCGATGGTGAGCACATCGCTTCGGCCGACAAGGCAACGAACGAGAGCACCAGTAGGGTCACCACGACCTTGACCGCTGGCACTCACGTCATCGCCTACAAGGTCAACAACATCTCGAACCTCGGCCCTGCGGCTCTCGGTCATGCACTTGCTCTCGTGAATGACCAAGTTGAAACCTTCGTCGGAGCCTCTCAGGCATCGGGCTGGAAAGTGATGGCTTACCCCTCGGTAGTGCCCGCCTGGTCGACTGCTGAAGTCCTGCTCGACCTCATCGCCGAGGCTGCTGCTCGAGGCGTCGAATCGATGCAGATGTTGGTCCCGAACTTCACCGTCACTCACGACTCGTACGGCAATGCCTGGCCGACTGACCTCAAGATGGAATGGTCGTTCGCCGTTGGCGAATCGCTTCTCTCAGTGGTCAACAAACTCGAAGAGGCTGGTGTGGACATATGGATCGACCCGAACACTTACCAGCTCAACATGGTACCTGTTCGAGGTGTCGACCGTACATCGTTCATTTTCACTGGCCCTGAGGCGACTCAAGTTCCCATCGAGTTCAAGCTCGGTAAGCACCTGCGTGCAGCCAAAACTCAGGCCAAGTCGAAGATCAAGAACAACCTCCTGCTGAAGACAACCGATGGATTCTTCACCTCATCGGATGCTCCCTCAGTCGGCATCTATGGTCGACTCGAGGCCACGCTCGACACAGGAGCCAGCAAGGCCCTTGCCGCGAACCTGGCAGGCCTGGTCTTCGCTCAGCGCGCCAAGGAAGAAGAGGGCGCAAGCTACGACCTGACCATGCGGGACTACGTTCCCTACCGTGACTTCAACATTGGCGACTGGGTCTTCGCACCGAACGAAGCCGGACTGAAGGTCAAGCGCCGGATCATGTCCATTTCGACCACTGAGAATACCTCGGGTGCGGTCGTCTACAACATCGAGTTCGACACCATCTTCCGCGACAATGAGGATCGCCTCAACCGCGTGATTGCCAAGCTTGGTGGTGGGGGTGTCGGGGGTGGTCTCGCGAACAACGCAGGCTCAACTCCTGGCACAGGCGACCCCATCATCATTCCTCCCACCACTGGACCTGAGCCGGCATACTACCCGCTGGCTCCCGATGGCCTCGAAGCCGAGGTCACTGGAACCTGGACTCCGGATGGTGTCACGCCGACGACTCAGGTACTGCTGTCATGGGTCGAGGTCACACAAGATATCGATGGCAACCTCATCGACCCGGAATACTACGAGGTCCAGGGCTGGCGACGAATCGACTCGCTCGATGAAGCCAAGCAGTCGTTCGGCACGACCACGATCAATGAGATCCTGCTCCAACCATTCGCGCCAAATGAGGTGTGGAGGTTCCAGGTACGAGCGATCGCCCCCGGTGGAACTCGGGGTGACTGGTCCGACTATCTCGAGGTCGAGATGGATGGTCCCTCCACACCCATGGACTCGCCTTCTGCTCCGACTCTGAGCTCGAGCCGAGGGGTCATCACTGCAGTCTGGTCGGGCACCCTAGGCGACTTCGAGCCGCCTCCTCAGTTCCGATATGTCTACGCTGAGCTTTCGGCAGCAGAGACAGGGCCCTGGCAGCGAGTCGGAAACGTGGTCTTCCGTGAGGGCCGCAACATCACCATTCCGCAGTTCGCAGTCGGTACTGAAGTCTGGGTTCGCCTGACCGCCGTCGATGGTCTCGGGCTGCTGTCCGCGCCTTCGGCTGCCACGAGCCACATCATCGATGGTATCACCGGTGACGACATCGTCGCTAACTCGGTCAATGCCAACGTGCTCATCGCCGGATCACTGCAGGTTTCTCATGTCTCGCCTGAGTTCGGTGGACAGCTGAACATCGAGGCCAACGACACCGTGCAGATCATCGCGGGTCAGGCAGCCGATGCTCAGTCAACAGCAGAAGGCACCCAGGATAACCTGGATGTCATGCAGACCTACTACTCCTTCGGTCCTGACGGCGCGGTAATCTCAAGCCCCGGCTCGGTATTTGCAACGGCGATCCGCAATGATAGGATCGAGATGCTCGAGAACGGGAACGTCATCTCGTACTGGAACTCGGGTCAGATGTACGTCAACCAGCTCATCGGTGAACGAGTGACTCTGGGTAAGCACCAGATCGAACGCTTCGGTGATGGCACGATCGTGAGGGCGCTGTAATGGCAAACCCCGTATCATTCCCGAGTAGGCCGTTCAATCTTCGGATGAACGTCTGGCTCATCAGCCAGAACGTCGCGGGTAATTACTCGACGCTGGGCTGGGAACTCTGGATCGATAAGCGGTCGACCTCGCCGACATTCTCTGGTGGTAAGGCTTACCGCTGGATGCAGGTCAACGGGGGCTATGTCCACGAGTACTATGGTAATGGCTTCGACTTCCGCAGTGGTACCAACTTCCTGCTCGCCTCAGGTTCAGTCAACGTCGGGCACAATGCCGATGGTACCAAGACGGTTTACGTTGCCGCCTCGGCAGACTTCGACCTGCTGGGTGCCTGTAATGCTGATGGCTCGGTTCCGCTGCCGACGATCCCTCGAGCGTCTACCACGAGCATCGTCGCTCCCTACACTCGCGACATCGGCACTTCGATCACGCTGAACACGAACCGCGCAAGCTCGGGCTTCACGCACAACATCGAGTACTCCTTCGCCGGTTCCGCGTACACACTCATCGGTTCCAACATCGGCGCGTCGATGAACTGGACGCCCGATCTCTCGCTGATCGATGACATCCCGAACGCGGCAACGTCGCTGGTCACAATTCGTACGACAACGTACAGCGGGGCCACATACATCGGTCAGACCACCAGTCAGTTCACGCTGAAGGTGCCGGACAGTTATGTCCCCGATTTCACGACTATTCTCAACACTGAGGCTACTGCGGGCGTCGCGGCGAACATCGGCAAGTACGTCCAGGGTATCTCGACGCTGGCGCTCGAGGTCACCGGCGAGGTAGGTGTCGAGGGTTCGACTATCGCCGCGCGCAAGATCGAGGTTCTCAACGGCGCCACGGTCATCGCGACGATCAACGCCGACTCGGGCACCACCGGGGTCATCACGGCCTCGGGGACCCTGACCATTCGTGGTACTGTCACCGACTCTCGCGGTCGCACCAAGGTCAAGACTGTCGACATCGAGGTCCTCTCGTACATTCCGCCGACCCTGAGCGCTGTCTCGGTCGAGCGAGCACTCTTCGATGGTACCGTGGACATCGACGATGGCACCTACTTCCGGGTGAACATGAACGTCGCGGTCCAGTCGCTGATGAACACCACTCAGCGAAACTCACTCAACTACCGAGTCTCCACACGAGAGTATGGCGAGTTCAGCTGGTCGCTCGAGGACAGTGGCACACTGCCGGGCACCTCATTCAACGGTTTCGTGACCGTCGGCACCTTCTCAGTGACCCAGGCTTACGATGTCCTCGTCGAGATTTACGACGACTTCCTGACGTCGGCAGTCATCATCTCGATCCCGGTCGCCGCGGTCTTCATGCACTGGGACGGCTCGGATGGTGTGGGATTCGGAAAATACCGCGAGAATGGGCGAATCGACGTACAGGGCGATGCATATTTCTCTGGGGATATCTATGAGGCTGGTGAAAAACTTACGACCAAGTACCCCGTCTCCGATCTGCCTGCTCCCGCAAAGACCTCCTTCGCCTCACCTCAGACCATTACTCCGACGGCCTGGACTGCCATCCCCAACTTGCCCACCATCTCTATGGTACTTGCTCGCCCCTGTTGGGTCAGAACTGAGATGGCTTCCTGGATGGCTCTTTCGGGTACAGGGGATGGCCGTCAGGGAGTTCGCATCGCTCGCACTGGCTGGACGCTAGAACCCCAGGAAACTGCTCCTGGAGTCGGTGGCGACTGGGGTGCAGTATCGATCAAGGCTCAGCCTGGCACCGACCAGATGGTGGCGATCAAAACCATACTTCTGGCGGCTGGCAGCTACACCTTTACCGGAGTGGCTTATCGCAATACTACTCCGACCTTCGGCACCAACTACCCGGTCATGTTTGTGACTCCCCTCCGTTGGGGTGATTGATCGATCGCAACGCGTCGCGCATGAGGGATTGCCTGTAGCAAGCGCTCAGAGAAGTCCCTAATCGCCTAAATCGCACGCATCGGGTCAATAGGCCATCGCATATATCGAGCGCGCACGTTGACACACAAGAAAGCAGCCCCCAGGTTGTCGTCCTAGGGGCTGCCTCGCCGGCACTGAAGTGGAGGGTTACTCCTCTTCGAGGTCCTCGTCGTCGTCCGACTCCTCGGCGGCGGCGGCCTTGGCCGCGGCGCGCTGCTCGGCCTTGCGCTCCTTCAGCGCAGCCAGCTTCTCGGCCTTGCCGGCGACGATCTCGCGGTCGAGTCGTCCGTCGCGGGCCATCTTGCGGAGCAGGGTGCGGAGGTCGCGGTTCTTGACCGTCTTGCCCGTGCGGATCGAGATGAGCTCGGCGACGTCACCGACACCGAAGATGCTCTCCTCGGTCGCCTCGACGGGGGCCGGGGCCGGCTTCGCGGCGGGCTTGGCGGTCTGCTTCTTCGCGGGGGCCTTCTTGGCAACAGCCATGATGGTATTCCTTTTCTTGTGTTGTGCGACAAGCCGGGGCGGCAAGTCACGGGGCTCAGGTGAGTGATGCGAGTACTACTTTACCTCACCCTGCCCAGCTTGTCAAGGCAGAAGGAGAACGAATATTGGCTATTGACATGGTCGCTCGCGGCATATAGCATATAGGTATGCGAAGAATTGCTGACGGGGAACTCCAGCCCCGC